ACTATTGGGTCTGTCTTTTGTTCTTCCCAAGTGTTATTGCTTTCAAAGTATTTAGTTACGGAGTCGCTCATTTGTTTAGTATTTTATATATGTAGTTTTTTATTATTTCTTCTATGATTCTTAGTATAATATATCCTAATATTATCTTAATCATTTTCTGCACGTCTTGCCCTTTCTACTGCTCTTATTTTTTCGGAGCGATATTCAGATATTGCCTTGTCTATATATCTTTGGTTATACAAAAGACCATTAACAAAAAAACCTAATTCAGTCATTGCCTCAACTGCTCTAATGTATCTTGTGTCTTCAGGGTTTTGTTTTTTAAGAGTAAGTAATAAATCTCCTATAATATTGTAATTGTTATAGTATTCTATTTCTTTTAAGTTTTCTGCTTTATTGTTCATATTAGTGTTTTTTAAATATCATTTCTGCTTCTGTTATTGGTATATCATATACTGCTTTTTTAATCATCTTGCTATTTCCAAAACTTGTATTTTTTGGATTGTATTTCTTTGTCCAAACAGGTTTTATTTTATTAAGATTAAAAACATATACACCTTTTTTTGTTTCGTTTATATATAAAGGTACATATAAAATTTGGTCTGCTATTTTTTTTAAAGAATCGTATTTTATTTTTTCTATCCTTAAAGCATCGTAATGTGTTCCCCTGCACTTTAATTCAATTATAACACATTCTTTATGGCTTATGCAATCCCACTTAGCCATCTTGTCTTTTGTAGCTTCTAAGTCAGGAAAAATATTTAGCTTTATTAATTTATATAAAGCCTGTTCATCCTCTTCGTATTTAGTCATTATAAGTATTGATTATATACTGCTGTCAAATCTTTCCAAACAACCTTAGCAAAACTGCAAGGAGTACATTCTACTTTAGTCTTAAATATTCTTTCAAATATGTTTTTAAATTCTTCTTGCTCTTGTGGTGTGAATTTGTTTTTTCTTGTATCAACCGCTGCTTTGATTTTGTTAAATTCTTGTTCTGTTAAACATTCAGGTTTCCGATACCTAAACATTGTATTTAATTTTTCTTTTCTTTCCTCGCATCCACAATCTTCACCCGCAATAAACTTAACAGCTTTTTCAATTCCTGTGGCTTTAGTAATTTTTTGTACTGTATCACCAAGTCCTTCACTTGCTTTTTCGTGATTCTTTTTCCACTCCCGATATTGTTTGCTTCTCTTATCTCCTTTAAATTCGCTCATAATCTTCGTTTTTTAAGTCATCCCAATCTTCTTGAAATTTATCTTTAATTTTTAATTTATAATTTTTTAAACTGTTCCAAATGCTTACCCAACTAATATTAGTTTCACTTGCTATTTTTCTTATACTCATATCTGTTTGGCTGTACAATTTCCAAAGTTTAGAATCGTACCAATGCCAAGTACTTACTTCTTCGTCAATCAAAGTACATATTTTGTGAAATGCTACTTCCTCATCCATTTGACTATTGTAAGGAATTTGTAATGTTGTTTCTTGATTGTCGATACTAATTTTCTGAATTTTCTTTTTAGAATTATAATATTGATAATACAAATTTCTAAGGATAAAAAAAATATATCCTCTACTAACTTTGCCACCTCTAATAATTTTTTCTTTACTTCCATACTTCCAAACTAAAATATACATTTCCTGTACTAAGTCCTCTGCATAGTCATACTCACCAAAAGAATTTATTATTTTAATCCATTCCTTATGCTGCTTCGCTATAAGTCTAAGGGTTTCATCCATACAATACTAAAACATATAAAAAAGAACATACATTGTAATGTATGCTCCCTGCCCTCATCGTAGTCTGTGTAAGAATATAATGCTCCTACCATTACTCCAATTACAGGCATAATTGTTATTTCTGCTTTATTGTATTGTCCTATTATACCAAAAACCAATATGATTAATAATAATATTGTTATCAAAATTCTAATTCTTCTATGTGTTTATTTTCACCCATTAAATTTTTTCCGCAAAACTCAAACCCTACATTGTTAGGCATCATTCTAAGTTTAATTGGCTGATGATGTGGTGTTGGTCTGCCTCCCGTTTCTATTTCTTTTACCTTTTCTACTCTGATAAAAGAATACATCCAATCGGTTGCGTGTGTTGTGTATCTGTGTAATCCTAAACATAAGTCAGCACGGTTAGACCACTTACCACCACCCTCAATGCTTGCTTGATTTAACGGTGCAGGTAGCCCCTCATATTCGCCATTTTTCTCTAATCTCCGTAGGGCTTCCGTTACACCGTGTGCGTTTAAAAATAAAGTGATATTATATTTCTTTGCGAACAATCTAAATTCACTTGAAACATAATAATCGTATTCGTGTTTTCCGTAAACCTTTAAAAGGTCTTTGTCATTAGCCAAACTATTATAAGGGTCTATTAAAAGACCTTGATAGTTCCAAGCATCTTTTATTGCTTTGGCTTCGTCTAAAACATCCTTAAAGGTGTACATATCGTTTACGTCTATTATCTTGAAATAATTGTTGCACCAACTTAAAGCCTCTGATATTTCAACATCGGTCATCTTATCTATTGGCTTTTGCTTTTTAAATTCAATAATACGTCTTGCAATACTTTCTGCTGTGTTTTCGCTTGACCATATTAAAAACCTCCATTCGTGCTTTATTGCCCATAGGACAAACAAATAAATCAATATCGTTGTTTTACCCACATTTGAGTGTCCATAAGCAATTACATAATCAGCGGGCTTTAATCTTAGATATTGGTCTATTTCTTCAATGCCAATACCTAAACCCGTTTTAATTCTTTTATACTTTAGGTCTAAAATTTTATCTTCTAATGTTCTTAAATTTGCTATCATAACAAAAAAAAGGGGCAAAAGCCCCCTTAATTAAAATGCTAAACCATCTATTAATTCTCTGTCTGCGTTTTGATGGTTATTAGTAACTTCTTCGTTTGGTGCTACTTTCCAACCATTAAGGCTTACATAGTATTTGCCTTTGTATTCTCTACTTCTTAAATTAATTGATACTTTGACATTATCACCTTGATTTACCGCAGGGATTTTGTCATTGTAAAAGTCCACGGGAGTAACTTGTGGGTATTTGTCTTGCGTTTCAACTAACAAAGTTTGTTTAGTTAGTTTGTCGTTGATTGTTTCCTTTGGGCTTACTGCCTTGATTTTTCCTAAAATTTCCATAAATAATTGCTATATAATTTTTATAATTAATGATTCTAAATTGCTTTCCAATTCTACTGCCCTGTTTTAACATAGCTTTCAAATCTTTGTGCATACTTGATAACCTCATCAAGTTTTATCTTGTCCGATGTAACAAGGTCGGTGGCTCTGTTTAAAGAGGATTGTCTAATAATTTGTGATTGCGTGTCATTCATTTAATTTGCTTTTTTAATTGTTCTACTTGTTGTTCTAAACGTCTAAGTTTTTTTTCATATTCGTATTTACTTTCTTCAATACGAAGTTCTACTAATTGGTCATAAAATTGTTCTTTCATATTGCTAAGTTATAAAAAAAATATTAATAAAAAAAAGAGGGTTAAAAAACCCCCTTTGAAACAAATAAAGAACAATACACACTTAGAAAGTATCTAAGGCTTTTATTTTATCATTATAATGATTATACATTTCTTCTAATTCTAATGATGTAAATTTACGTATTTGTTTGCTTTCAGCGTGTAGTTCTTCCGATAACTTATTACCAAGATATAAACTATATTTATATTGTTCACCTGCTCTATAAACATTGCAAGCCACACATTGGGGTTTTACATTATTTTCATTCCATCTCGTTGAATAGTGTTTCCTACTCATAAAATGACCTGCTTGTATTTCTTTCCAAAAAAACCTATTACCGCACGTAACACAATTACAGAATCCATTTTTATCTGCGTTGCTTAATCTAATGTATTTAGAAAATACAACATCTAATTTTTTAATAAGTTTACTTCTTGTTGGTTTTTTAGCAGTCTTAGGCATAGTTTTACGCATCCATATAATACAATAAGTCTTTTCCCAATGATTCGTCTATCCCTTTTATTTGTTTGTATAAGTACTTAGAATCAGATTTGACTTTTTTTTTCTCCGCTTTGGTTGAATCAATACCCAAATTGGTGTATTGTATTGCATCTAATTGAAGTAATTGTTCTGTTCTTTCTTTGATAGTTAAGTTAAAATCTCTTGCAATCTTTTCAGCTAATTGTCTAATAGTTAAATCTTCTTCCATATTATTAAATTAAAAAGGTTGCCTTAAAGGGCAACCATTTGTTAAACATATATCCCACTCACCCACCAAAGGTATAGGATTTTTTTTTAAAAGTAAAGTGTTACTTTTTAACATTATCTTCCTTGTCCTCTATATTTCTTTTTATAGTTTTTACTCGTTTTTAGTTGTGATTGTTTGTTTTTAGCGTGTATTCCTTTACGCTTAATTTTGCTTTTTTCATAGTTAATAACTATTTGCTTTGCCATTATTTT